TTCTTGATTCTTCGAAATTCACCGCGAGCATCAGTATGGGCAAATCCATCGGGCATACTTGTATCTGGCTTATATGTTTCAGGCATCCCTACTGGCATCCCTACCATCTTTTCAGCATCTAATACTGCCATACGCATCAATGGTGCAAATGTACCATCAATCTTGGCAACTTGCTTGGTACGCTGTATTTGCTCTTCTAACGAGACACCTTTAGCTATCCAATCCAACTTTTCATTCAATAGCATTTTCACACTTAGCTGTTCCATATTAAAACTCCGTGATGTGCTCCATAAGATTCTTCATCTTGTGTGCAATAAAATAGTTCAATAGTTGAGACTTATCACGCACATCCTTCTGTGCAGTGTAACTATTTATAACACACCCCTGAATCGTATCTGGAATATATCGGAGGTCCACCAATTGAGCATTACGCTTGATATTCATCTCATGAGGGGTACCATTCCAATCCTCAATCTTCTGCTTCTTCCAAGTTTCCAAATCCTTCTTACGAATAGGCTTCTGACGACCACCAGATACAAACACATCATCGGCTGACAAGAAATTGGGAACACCATCTCCCTTGTCACCCATAAGAATATGTTCCATGACAATTTCATCAGGCGAGGATTCTGCCTTCACCCACTTCTTATGAATAGGTGAATACTGCTTCACATTCTTATATCGCTGAAGTTGTGTGAAGTCATGGTCACCAGAAAGAATCAAAACGGGCTGAGGTACCATGTCCAAGCCTTCTTGAATTAAATCATTTTCTTGTGAATAGAACACCAACGAGGCGATGATATCATCTGCTTCAGCAGTATCGGCTTCAATGACAGGATACGGGAAATGTTCTGCCAGTTCCTGCTTGATTTGATTCAATGCCTCAAAGATGGCGTGCCAATCAAACCCACTATCATCTCGTGCCTTCTTTCTGTTCGCCTTGTAATACGGGAACACTTGCTTACGCCAATACTTTTTATTGTCGCAGGCAATCACAAGTTGACCAAACTCCTTACCAAACTTACTCTTGTATGAACGCAATGCATTCACAATCATATGCCGAATCAATGGCGCACTGATTTCTGCATCAGTGCGTCCACGAAGTTCCGCCATTAAGGTGCTGATTGCTGTCTGACTATAATCAACTATTATCATAGGTTTCCTCTTCGGGCCACTTCCAATTAAACTTCTTTAAGTTGGCGTTCAACTCACCTGCATGAATCAACTCCTCGAAAGTCTCAAATAGCATTTCAAACTTCACATTGTATAGCTGCTTCATACCAAGAAGCATATTCAACAAGGCATCTTGATTCTTTGCATCAATGTTTATCTTACCTACAAAATGTGCCACAGAATCAATATCATCGGTTACCTTCCAGCAATTCATGATTTCCTGCTCTAAATCAAATCTATCCTTGGGCTTCATTAGTCAATCCTCACGATTAAAATGTCTGTGGTCATGCGTCCCTTCATTTCCTTGCACTTCGCCTTGATATCGTCAAACCAATTTACAGTTTGATTCTTACGGAGCTTCATCACTTCAGAAAGTTGATCCTCAGGCTTGCGAAGAATCTTTTCACAGGTGTTCTTGAACCCATAAATCTTCGGCCCCTTCACAAACAAACTATCCTTAGTTTCTGCCTCGTAGTATCCAAGACGGCGCTTCTTGGTATCATAGACCCAAACCATGTTGGCACCAATGATGTCAACAGGGTTACAAGACTTGATACCATCATGTTCCGCCTTGAAACGAATCTTGCTTGCCATCTTCTTCTTGTCCACAGGCTTCTTTTTACGAATACGTGTTGCCTGTACCTTAGTTTGTTCCTGTGAAATACGGGACATCACCTCAGAGAATACATCAATAATCTTCTTGAAGTTTCTCTTACCCACATAAGAATATCCTTCCACAAGCTGTTCATCCTCGCCATTATACGCCATGTGCCACTCGGCAAGGTTCTTGCGAAGATATTGCTGAATCAACTTGAGCTGGGGACCTTTGAAATTCTGGGTGAGAATCTTGCCAGCCAGTTCATCCGACGAAGGAAGAACGCCATCAAAAGCATCATCTACATGACCATCAAGGTCTGCCAAGATGGAAGATACCTGTGTGCGAATTCTATCCTGAATAGTGGGACCAGTATTTACCACCTTAGGAGATGCTGTACGAGTCTTTGAAACTCCCGTAAACTCCATGACATAATCTCGAATCTTTTGTGCATCCATGTTCTTCAAAGGAAATCCTTGAAGTTGCATCCGAGCCATGATGCAGATACTAGAACGAATATTAGAGGTTTCACGCCACAGAGCAATATCCTTCTTGGCAGTAGTAGGACGATGCTCGCGGATCCATTGCTCCATGTACTTCATGAGGTCCTTTTCACCGGCACAATAGTTATGCCAATTCAATCCTCGAAGTAGTTCTGCGTTATATCGTTCATCCTTGATGATAACATCATGCCACGTAGGTTCCTCAGGAATTAATCCAGTCTCAGACGCCGGCGGGAGAACCATATGCAAATTAATCATGACACACCTCAAGATGTTGAATGGAATCGAACCGGAAGGACCGCCACCCATAATTCTCTACATCCCATACTGCACAACTATCTGAACCTTGTTTCCAAGTATCTTCTTTGCTTTCAGGAAGATGTTGTTCCTGTAACGTGCATTTCATAACACGGACTGTGCCATCACCTTTTGTGAATGTCACATTTACAATACCATTTCGGAGAAGATTGCGAATCCCCTCTTTTGTAATACCATCCATAACCATGTACTGCCTCCATGTATTAGAGTACAGATGTAATATACTTAATTTTCACAGAAAAGTCAAGTAGCCTGTAAGTGCTTATATTTCAATCACTTAGGACGTTTCACCATTCGAAACCAACTCCCGGGGTTCCAATCCATATCCATGTCGGTGATGTTTTCTACTTTTGTGGCAGGTTCTGACTTATTCAATGCATCAGCAAAATTCTTGGTAGGAGGCATCACCGTTTTTGGAACATCTTTTTTCATAGAGATGTTGGCGGCAATCACCATGAGAATGGCTAATGGGTCAAACACAAAGATTAACAGAAGTACAAGCAAACGCACTGCCTTGTCAATGGTATTGGTATCATCGGCACCATATACCAATTGTGCCACATATTTAATAGGACCTACTTCTGTTTCTAACTTTCGTTGGCCTAAGTTCAATTCGGCCTTTTGCTTCTTTAGTTCAGCAATCTTTTGATTGCTTGTGGCAATGGTGGAATTTAAATCTGTACGTTCATTACGTTGACTGTTACGTACTTGTATGGCACGTTCCACCCGACTACTATCATTCAAGTTACTAACGGCTTTATCTAATTGTTGTAACGTGGTGCGTGACACATTCACGTTGTCTTGTTCAATGGCGATTTGTGCATCAAGTAAAGCAATTTGTTCAGAATTGGCATCTAAGCCTTCTGTGCCTTCAGCATAAGCCCGGGTGAGATACCCAAACACACCAATGCTTGTGATGAAACTCAACACCACGATGGCAACAATGAAATATGTTCGCATCAACAAATTGGTCTTATTCCAGAAACGATATATCCAAGATGCTGACACCAACTTACCCAATTCCAATGCACTACCCATCAACCCTACGGCTACAGGAGCTCCAGGGAAAATGGCTATGAGACCCGCAATGGAAAACCATGCCGCCACAGAGCTAATGAATAATGCAGAAAAAAGAGTGAGTAATATCATTTTAAATGTTTCCTGTGAACCTTACACATGATCCAATCATTGTAGAATTTATCTGGGTGTTCTAACACACCATATTGAAACTGAAGTTTGGCCTCAAGATAATTGCACCTTCCTTTGTTGGCACACAAATGAAGTATCTCACGCTGGAAATGTTCTCCTCCAAGGGTAGCAATATCGTGTAGAAGCTCTTTGTTACTTCCGTAGTATTCTCGCCAGTCAGATTCCACTCGAACTCGCTTTCGTTTTCCTTTAACGGATTTTCTTCGAGCAAATGTGAATAGTTTCTTTCCAATGTACTGGCGTCCTGTTTGAAGGTTAGTGATTCGATATACGAATCCAATGATGTTGTCAGGAACTTCAGTAAACTCTTTATTTTCATATAACCACATAATCTAGTCCTCATAATGACTAGACTATTTATTCACTTGAAAAAAATGAAAGAGGGATATTTTTAAATGCATCAATTTTCATACCAATATACTTTCCTACTAAATTACCAAGTACATATATGGGAATTACT